GTCCGAGCGACCATATGGAGTGTTGGATGCTTCGCATCATCCAACTTCATATATTCCCGAAGGGGAACTCCACGCCAAAAGGCGAACGGTCAGAGACCGCTACCTCTCACCCTTACGGGCGAGGTGCGACACGTCTAAGTCCGAGCGACCATACTCAGTGATCTTAAAGACCACTGGACAGGTAAAGACGGCCAGGGACCAAACAGAAATTGTTTGACCTTAACCAGCTTCGTCCTGTCTCGTATGGTATATCCTGAGCCGTTGTCAAGGGGCTCAGGAGGTTCACCAGCACCATCCCAGGTGCCGAGCCCTGCAAAGTACAAAGCGTAGGCGGTTGGGAAACCGTCTATTGGCTTGTATTTGAGGGCCCGCCGTCTGAAGGCGACGTACGTGAATCCACACCAATCTTTATGTTTGGGTGGGCACGCGACATCGAAGTCAGAGTGGAGTCCGCAGTCGCCTTGCCCATATGGGACAAGAAGACGAAGGCTCCTTGGGATACCAGATATGCACCAAGAGTGAACGTCATGAAGACGATGGATAAGACCATCGCGATCGTGACAATCATCAGGCTCCGAAGGGAGTCCCGAGATTTTGGAGATTGTCTCCAAGACTTGGTTTGTTGCATAATAGGCGTCCTCAATAGTGGTGAACTCTTTCTTGATTAAGAAAGGCCGAACAAAGTAGCCCTTGAAGTAGTCGTGTCCACAGGATTCGAAGAATTCTCCGGACTTGTAGCTTTTCTCCTGGTTAGGGAGGAAGCCGCAATGACTACTGACCTCGGCGAAAAGGTCGAACGCACCTCTTGGGATGATGACATCATCCCCGTACACATGGAGATTCTCTCCAGTTTCGAACGGAATACCCAACTCCTCGCAGCAAGCGCAAGCTAAGCTGTAAAAGATAAGGGTCTCCAATTCGAATGTGTACGCGTTGCCCATACTAGTAAACTTGTGAAAGTTATACCAATTGTCCTCGATGAGATACCGAGGGCAGCGGGCAACGTCCAAAAACTCGAACCAATCGATCGGTAAGAGTTCTAAGACGAGGTTATACGCAATTGTGTCACTAGCGCTACTGAAATCAACTGTAGAAAGTTGATCGAAGTAGGCCCGTCTAGCCAACTTTTGGTTGATAGACTGGTCATCAAG